CTCCCCCAACTCGGCCACTCTGACACCAGGAATCTCTTCCGCACGCCCACAATAGTGGTTGTGCTTGGGATCTCCCTAACCGTCTGTTCAAGACAGTCAGACTTCCTACGGAGGAACCATTTAACTAAAACAGCAAAATCGCCGTCAAAGTCGTGGCGCCTTACCATTGGAAGCCAACCTGTAGTACGAATCCGTTGAAGCTTAGGGCAGAAAATTGGCCTAGCTTCGTCGAACTCGCCTATCAGGCCTACGTCCCCTAACCCATCAGGAATGATAACCCTGAAAGGAGCCGGGATGGCATCCACGATCTTATCGTAAACGCCACGGAAGCGTGAATCGAGGCCGTAAGAGAATCTAGCATGCCTACGAATGTTATTCGCAAGCGTGTAAAGATCCCAAACGGACCTCAGTTGCTTCCTAACATAGAAAGGTGTCACGTCGGCTCCTCGAAAGAAGTGTTTTCCACAACTTTCTCGGAACGGACCCTCAAAGAAGCTCTTCTTCTCATTTAGGGTAAACCCCGCACGAGAGAAGGACCAAATGAGGGCTTCCCGATTTATGGACTCGACGATAAGATCGTCACCATAGACCGAAACGACGCCCCTATTGCCAAGCAGGTCAGAAACCGATCGAGCGAGAGCCCAGAAAATTAAGGACTCAAGCTCGAAGGTATATCCATTTCCCATAGAAGAAAACTTATGGTATTGGATTATCTTCCCGCAAGGTAGAACACCAACGGGGCTGCGTGCTTGCTTAAGGCCGCACACCCAGTCAGGAGGTAACAGCTCTTCAACAATACCCAAGGATATCGTATCCGAAGCTGAACTGAAGTCAATCGTGGCTAACCGGTCATCAAGACTCGCCAACTTGGCAAGGTCCTGATTTATCGACTGGTCGTTCAGATCAACCCCAGCCCTCCTAAGACGATTGCGTATCAAACGACCTAAGCCCTTCTGCAGAAACATATTGCAGTCAGGTTCGATCGCGATGACACGGTCAGTCTTGGAGTTCTTAGGAACAGTAACCACCTTATTACCGGCGACAAAGTTGAATATTTCTGACGGTGGAAACCGCCAGTAGTCTTCAACCCAGTTACCAGAAGGTAATGAGCCCGTAAGGATCTCAAACCAGCGAGGTATGCGATGGATTGCACACCAAGCTAATAAGGCACAATCTTGTGTCACGTCCGGTTTGTTCCGGATCTTGTGAAGGGCATCAGAACGCGTGCGGGCCAGGGATGTTGTAGCCCCGGGGCCGAAGTCGCAGTGGTCTTCCACTAGGTTCCAGTTAAATGGACCTAACAGGTGCGATATTTTACGGCGAGCAGTCTCCATGACTGCGAACCAGGTAAGGCCTTGTGGGCCTACCGTATCGACCTTGATCGTTTCATTGATCAAGGAGCACTGCGTCTCACACTCTGAGAATTTCTGCATAGCAACTGCAGTCCGATCTCGTCCTTGTATCACAAAAGGATACTTCGACAAGAGCTCGGTTAGCAGGTACTTAGCAGAAAAGAGCTCAACTCCCTGCTGTTCGGAGTAATCCATTTCTGGAGTTAAACCGAGATCTGGCCTAAGTTCTGCCGGATCGAAGGGAAGCCCTAACGACTGATTAAGGTCGTGAAGGAGGGAGACAAGAGCTGATGGTTGTCCCTTCCCCGTAAGGGGGTGACGGACCAAAGACTTACGTCTCTGATGACTCATAGGAATACTCCTAGTAAGTGTCAGCTGAGTAGAACGACTTAGCCGTAGGTGGGATCGAGGTTCTGGAACGCAGCCAAGAAATTGGCATGCGAAACCCAGTCCTTGAACCTGTCATAGGCATCGGTACGCTCAGACAGCAGGGAACCAGCGTTGATTGTGGCAGTAACCTCGAAGCCAATTTGGCGGAGGAAGTCACCTTCACAAGAGCACTCGCTGCTCTCTTCGGCTACCACGGGGACCAGCATCCTGCTGACCACACGGTAGTTCTTTACGCCAGCAGCGGGCGGACGAACCTGGAGAGTGAGTGGCGAAAAGCCATTCGGACTCGAGGACGAACG